ACCACTGACCCCATCATCGCCCCTGTCTTTCGTCCTTTAGCCGAAATAGTCTCCAGATCTTCCCATGTTCCTCTGCGCCCCAATCCTTCCATCCCTGGAGTTTTATCCCTCACCGCTTCCCTCCCCAGCTCTCACATGTCCGATGTCCTCCAAACCGCCCGAATCTTCTCCGGCGACGGCTCCGAAGCCTCGCCCCAGATCTCCACTCACTTCCTCCCAGAGACCCGCCGCCCCTTTCATTACGACATCCCCTCCACCCAAGTTTCTTCTCCGGCCTTCAGCTCCGATCTCCGTCCCTCTTCCACTGCCCACACCCCCGTCTACCCCGGCGAAGACTTCTACGTCCTAGCCTCGCAATTCATCCCCGCCCATGACCCGCAAGTGAAAGAAATCATCTGGCGCGACCAATCCAGCAACCAGTTCCCATTGCTCAACCAGCCCTTCGAGATCTCCGCCCTCCCCTTTTCCGTTGCCTCCGCCATCCACTCCGAGAAGTCTGACCCAACTCTCCTACCCGCTTCCATTCCCAAGCGTCTCCGCTTCCGACCTTCCGCAACTCCCTATTCCATTTCCCCAAAAGATGAGATTCTCGGAGCCGTCCTTTTCCAATCCCTTTGCAGAGCCTACCATCGTTCCCCACTTTCGGAGGTTCCTTTTGACGAGGCTCTCTTCATTGAATGCATCAACGCCAACGAGTTCTGCCAGCTGTCCTCCAAGACCCAATCTGTTATTATGGCAAACGCAAACCGCTCGGATCCAGACTGGCGCTGGGCTGCCGTCCGTATCTTCTCCAAGACCCAACACAAGACAAATGACAACTCCATCTTTGGGAATTGGAAAGCTTGCCAAACTCTCGCCCTCATGCACGACGCCGTCATCCTCCTTCTGGGGCCTGTCAAAAAATACCAACGCATCTTCGACAGTAAGGACCGACCCTCCAACATTTACGTCCACGCTGGGCACACCCCTTTTGAACTCTCACAGTGGTGCCAAGACCATCTCACCGATCAACCACACCTCGCCAATGACTACACAGCTTTCGATCAGTCTCAACATGGCGAAGCCGTCGTCCTCGAACGCCTCAAAATGCACCGCCTCTCCATCCCTCAAGCCCTTATCGACCTCCACGTCCACCTGAAAACCAACGTTGACACCCAATTCGGACCACTCACCTGCATGCGCCTCACTGGAGAACCTGGAACCTATGACGACAACACCGACTACAACCTCGCCGTCCTCTTCACCCAGTACAACATCACCTCCGAAGCCGTTATGGTCAGCGGCGACGACTCCCTCATCGACTCCATTCCCCCCCTTAATCAGG